ATATGGCAATATCAACAACGATTATAAAAAACAGTTATTCTGGTGATGGTTCTAACGATACCTTTGCGTATCAGTTTAAAATCACTGCAGAAGCAGACTTACAGGTTATTATAAGATCTGCAGCAGGTACAGAAACTGTTAAGACACTTACAACACATTACACAGTTACTGGTGTAGGAACTGCATCAGGGGGTAATGTAGTATTTACAGCAGGGAATATCCCTACAGCTACTGAAACAGTAGTTATAAGAAGATCCACAACTCAGACACAAACACTTGATCTTGTTGAGAATGATCCATTTACAGCAGATTCTGTAGAAGGTGCATTTGACAAAAACCTAGCAATAGCGCAAGAACTACAAGAACAAATAGATAGAAGTATAAAAATTTCCAGAACAAATACTATGACCTCTACCGACTTTACCACATCTGCAAGTGAGAGAGCAAGTAAAATTCTTGCTTTTGATACAAGTGGTGAGATATCAGTAACACAAGAATTAGGCACATACAAAGGAACAGATACTACTGTTACAACAGAGGCATATGTGCAAAGAGATATAGTAAAATCTACAACAGCAGGACAACTTAACAATGTATATATTTGTGTAGCAGATGCAGTTGTAGGAGATTCTTTAACAGATACAGATCATTTTGAATTATTAGTAGATGCTAAATCTGCAGCTGACAGTGCTACAAACGCAGCTAGTTCTGCCTCAGCAGCAGCAACTTCAGCTACAAACGCTGCAACATCTGCTTCAAATGCCTCAACTTCTGCTACTAACGCAGCCACATCAGAAACAAACGCAGGTACAAGCGCAACAAATGCAGCATCTAGTGCAACTGCAGCAGCATCAAGTGCAACCTCTGCTGCAAGTAGTGCCACAACAGCTACAACTAAGGCATCAGAAGCATCAACATCAGCAACTAATGCTGCTACAAGTGAAACTAATGCTGGAACATCAGAAACTAATGCAAGTAATTCAGCTACAGCAGCAGCAACATCAGAAACAAATGCTGCCAACTCAGCGACAGCAGCAGCAACTAGTGCAACTAATGCATCTAATAGTGCGACAGCTGCAGCGACAAGTGCGACAAATGCTGGAACTTCTGAAACCAATGCAGCTACTTCTGCTACTAACGCCGCTACTTCTGCTACTAATGCAGCAACTAGTGAAACAAATGCAGCAGCAAGTTATGATGATTTTGATGATAGATATTTAGGAGCTAAAAGTTCTGATCCAACACTAGATAATGATGGTGATGCTCTAGTTACAGGTGCATTGTATTTTAATACCACATCAAATGAAATGAAGGTATATAGTGGTAGTGCATGGGCAGCTGTAGCACCTACTGCAACAAATGCAAGTGACATTACAACAGGTACACTAGCTGATGCAAGACTTAGTGCAAATGTAACATTAAATAATGGAACACAAACACTTACAAACAAGACACTTACAACACCTGTTATATCTTCTATTTCAAACACAGGTACAGTAACTTTACCAACAGCTACAGACACATTAGTCGGTAGAGCAACAACTGATACTCTAACAAACAAGACAATAGATTCAGCCACGATTACAAAACACGTGCAAGAAGCTGCGACAGTGTCAGCTACTGCAGCAACTGGCACAATCAATTATGATGTAAAAACACAATCAATTTTATATTATACAACAGACGCATCTGGTAACTTTACAGTCAATGTAAGAGGAGATGGCAGTACAAGTCTTGATAGTATTATGGATACAGGAGATGTTATTACTGTCGTATTTTTAGTTACCAATGGTGGTACAGCATACTATAACAATACTTTTCAAATAGATGGTAGTGGTGTTACACCAGAATGGCAAGGTGGTTCAGCACCTAGTGGTGGCAATACTAACAGTATAGATGCTTATACATATTCAATAATTAAAACAGGGAGTGCTACGTTTACTGCCTTGGCAGCTCAAACACAATACGCATAATGCCAATAATAGGTTCAATAGGCTCAGCAAGTGCAAGTGGCTTTGGTCAACGAGCAGCTGCAGGTATACCAAATGTAACACCTGGAAACCAATCATTTACAGCTAACGGAACATTTACACTACAATCTGGTGTTCACTACAACAACCTTATATTTCGTGTATACGGAGCAGGTGGGGGTGGTGGTGGCGCCGAATATGACCCATTTAAAGGTAGTCCTGCCTCTGGAGATAATGGTGCCGCAGGTGGAGATACTACTGTAACCAAAGCAAGTTTTACAACACTTACCGCAAGTGGGGGAGCTGGTGGTGGTGGTGGAACTGGTTCTGCGACAGGTGGCGCAGGTGGTTCTGCAAGTGGTGGAGATACAAATACTACTGGTGATACTGGTGATACTGGCCCAAATGGGGGTGGAGCATTCGGTGGCGCAGGTGGAACTGTACCAGGTAATAGTGAAACAGGTTATTCTAGTGGAAAAGGTAATGGTGGAAATGGCGCTCGTTGTTTTATTAGTGGTCAAGCTAATCCACAGTCTGGTTCTGGGGGTGGTTCTGGTGGTTTTGTTAAAAAAACTATATCTGATTTTATAGGCGCAGGTGAATCATATACTATAACAATAGGTGCTGGTGGGGCAGGTGGTGCGCAGTATGAGCAATCGGGTTTTGAAGCAACTGCTGGTAGTGATGGATTTGTATATGTGGAGTTTAACTAACGGAGAAATAATATGGACTTAAGCGCAGAAAATACAAATACAACAAATCCAAAACCAAACCACGCAGTTGAATCTGACTTAACTGCTATCAGAGCGGTTTTATCTAAGTATGATTTATTTAATCCAGATAATTTTACAATTAATGATACACAAAAAATAGTATGGATTCCAGAATCTAAGTTTGGTTTATGGTATGAATTTACTCCACCAAATACAAATTTATGGGGTAGTAGTTATACAACACCATCAGATTACTGGTCAGTTGTAACCGCAGGGTTTATAGACACACCTGGTACTGGAACTGTCGCAGTAGATACTCATAACGCATTTAACGCATGGATTAAAGAGGCGTATAATGTTGGTTATATATTTGCAGATTTTCCAGAAGGATGTGCGCAAGTAAGAGCGTATGGTGCGAAACTTACACCACCATATCAAGATACGGGGTCGAATTATACTATAGGTTCATACACAGCGAGTATCTATAGAATTAATTTATATTAATTATGTTTGATATAGATATTGATATTGAAGAGATTGAATATACAGATACCATAGAGACAGATGAATATTATGGAATAATTTTTATGTTTGATAATATTATAGAATTAGATGGTGAATTATGGTGTAAAAACTCGCTTGGTTTTACAAATACAGGTACACTATATACTCGTGGAGAACATGAATTTTATATTTATAGGAGAACAAACTAATGAGTGTTATCGATAATATGTTAGAAAGGCTTAATCAAATAGAGGACAAGTTAAATGACTTGGAAGATTTGTTACAAATAGAAGAGCCAGAAGATGATGACATATATTCTACTGACATAGTGGCAGAAGATGCTTACCCAGATTGTGAGTGCGAAGAAATTTGCGAGGAATGTGATGCCTAACATGATGTCTAATAACGAGCTTACTGTAGAGATGGAACGTCTTAAAGGCGACATTCGTTTAATACATAAGTCTATAGAAACCATAGAGAAGAATCATTTACGACATATAGAAAATGATGTAGCAGCAATTAAAAAAGTTCTATGGACTGTAGCCGTTATTGCAGGTACACAAATGGTTATCATAATTAGAGAAGTAATGTTGAGAGGTTTATAATGTTTGGAATATTTGGATCAGTAATATCTACAGCAGTAAACGTATTTCAACAAAGACAAGAAACAAAACGCTATGAGGCTATGGCAGAAAGAAACCATATGTATCGCATGGCACAAGGGGAGATAGAATATCAAGCACAAGTAAGAGCAGATAACAACAATGGTTGGAAAGATGAGTTTGTTCTTGTTATTGTGTCACTACCAATCTTGGTACTAGCATATGCAGTATTCTTTGGCGATGATATGATGAAAGAAAAACTTGATCTGTTCTTTGCATATTTCAATGGGTTGCCACAATGGTATCAGTGGTTACTTATAGGTATTTTTGGAGCAATATATGGACTTAAACCAGCAGCAGGTATGTTTGGCAAGAAATGAGAATACTGTCAATAATTTTAATTATACTAGGTACGTGTGCCTGGTTGTACGGGTGGGTGGCTTTTGCGACAGATTATAGTACATCTAATCAGACCAATACTTCAGGCTCTAATACATCTATATCGGGTGGTTACACTTCAACGACCACGAACAGCTACTCAGGAGGTCAGACTAACACCACGACCAATAGCACGAGTAACACGACAGAAAGTCAAGCAATACCAGTAAGCTCTGCAATAGCACCTTCAATGAGTTCTTATTCACAGGATCTATGTATAGTAGGAGTTAGTGGTGGTGTGCAAGTAACTGGCTTCGGAGTTGCAGGTGGTACATATGTAACTGATGAGAATTGTGAAAGGATGAAACTATCAAAGCTCTTATACGATTTTAATATGCGAGTTGCATCAATCGCAATTCTCTGTCAGGACGATAGAGTATTTAGTGCTATGGAACACGCTGGAACTCCTTGCCCTTTCGAAGGCCAGATAGCAGAGGCAGCTCAAGCACAATGGAAAAAGTATGATATAGAACGACCAGATTATGATAAGTATGTAGAGAAATTAAAAAGGAGAGCAGCTATAGATAACAAAAAAGAATTTGTTCCTATAGATACACAATACGACTTGTATGGAGATGATGATTAAGTGTTTATACTTGTCCTTAATACTATTTTTGATAGCATGGGCAGTTCAAGCATACGACCAGACAACAGACAACTTACTAAGTCCGAACTTTACAGATGGTTCTTGGACAGGAACAAACCAAGCAAGTAGACATGGTGATGACACAATTGCTGGTATAGATAGTAAGTATGTTGAATCATCTATAAATCTTAATGACTATCTAACTAAAGAAGAAATAAGTGGTGGCTTTAGTTCTACACTAGGAGCTGATATCTGGTTTTGGAATAGCACTACACAAAATGTTATAATGAAACAAACACTAATAGATGACAATGGGGTTAGTATTACACAACAAAGACAAATCGACGGAAGCTGCCCTACTTTTAATGGTTGTAGTTATGATACTTATACTGATACCATTATTGTGGGTGGAAACAGTCAGCAAGACTACGAA